CCCGGTGCCGTGGTCATATAGCTAACCGTTGGGAACGGCGGCGACTCTGGAAAGCTCCCCATGGTCCGCTCCACATGCTGGACAACGCTGCCCGTCACCGCCACCGATTCCACCGGGCGTGGCTGGCTTGCCGCGTCAAACCGCTGGTCCCGCCGATCCTCAGACCGCTCCCGATATGGGTTGTAGACAGGCCCGTTGCGCGCCAGCGTGCGGCACTCGGGCTGACTCAGCTCATAGGCTGTGCCTTGCTCGGTGAGGCAACGGCAGCTCGCTTCTTGGCGCACGCCCTGCGCGTCTAACCCTTCCATGGACGACATGCACACCAACTGCGGATCGGATCGCGCCTGTCGATCATCGAATACCGGCGCAGTCCAGGGCATGGTGCTGATGCGCGGCAGATGGTCCTTTGCATAGGCAGCGGCAGTCGGCCAGCGCGGCGCATCTTCCTTACGCGAGCTGGTACCAGCGTGCGCAGGGGCCGCATCGGCTAACGCCGATTGCGTCCCCTTTGTGTCCGCCACACCCGTAACAGCGGAAGGACGCAGCAACGTGTACGCCCAATAGGCGAGGCCAAGACCAACGAGGGCCATCAGCGGCAGCGCCAGCACCTTGAGCGGAATGCGCGCCTTGATCGTATGCACCTCAGCGGACTTGTACTGTCCGAAGACCTGCGAAGGCAACAGCCGCGTGGTGCGCTGGGCCATATCGCGCTTGGCGAGCGACTTGATTTCCTCGTTAAGTTCGCCCCAGCGATAGACGTCAAGCATCTTCGTGCCGAAACGCCGCACCACGTGCGAGTGCGCACCAATCAGACCGCGCACGAACGGATACAGCTGATTCGGCTGCTGCGTCGTCCACACGAAGTCCAAGCCACGGTGCCGATGCTCGGCCAGTTCCAGTACGTGCCTGGGCGTCTGCTGCCGCGTGGCGTCATGCAGGTGTCCGAACCACTTCCACGCTTCGTCCACGAAGATCAGCGAGCCATTCGGGACGATGTAATTCCCCTCGGCGTCCTTGTCGTTCCAGTGCCGCGCATCATCGAGCACAGTGGCGAGGCCGGGATCAAGGCCATCAATGCCGACAGCGAAGATCGGGCGATTCGCCGCCTTCGCCTCGGCAACGAGACGTTCCATCATGAGCGCAGTTTTGCCGTTGCCAGGCTGCCCGGTGAACAGTTCGATAGGCATGTCAGGTCCGCTTCGTCAGGAACGTCTTCGCGGCACCGACAGCAAACTTAGCCGTCACAGCCGAGGCGATCATCGTGCACGCCACATCGAACTTCATGATGCCGGCATAGGACACCACCAGCGCGCCCCACTCGCCGCCCGGCGCACCGGCGCGCATTGCGTCTTCCATCTGGCTGATCCAAGGATCCACGAGGAATTCATTGGTTGCCCAAGAGATGCCGAGCCACACCATGGCCTCAGCAACCCACGGCCCCCACTTCGAGCGGAACAGCGCGGCGAGCGCGGTCAGTAGCGTACTGATGAGCATTGGCATGGTTAGGCATCCTTACTGGCAATGATGCGAAGACAGAACAGCGCTGCGAGGCCGACAACGAAATAGCTGCCGAGGCCGAGCCAACGGCACAACGGTGTAATGTCGAACGCGATGGTCTGCCCCATGACCTCAATCGCTGGCGGTTGCGGGCATCCCCTGCCCCAGCCGTAACCCGAAGTATCAGGCCGCGTTGGCTGCCCACTGCTTGGCGACCACACATCGGAGGCCGGTCGATCTGCTGGGGTCGTCACGGAGCCGCCAGAGCCGGTCAAAGCGTCACGAATTGCCTTTACGTCAGCATTCCCGCCGCTGTTCCCGGAGTCGCTAGCCATCTTCTCCAGGGCACAAGCAGAGCGCCACTGCATCAGAAGCCCGGCATACTCCATCGCGTCGCACTTCTCACCTGTGCAGACCGGCATGGCGTTACACAGGCCACCAGCGATGTTGCGGTTCTTGCGTGTGTTGCAGTCGATGCGCCACTGAATTCGAGCCTGACCACACATGATGGGCGAGCCGCTGCACGAAGGCGGAGAGCTACAGTCATCGCCCCCTGAAAACGTGTCCTTATCGCCGGGCTCATCCGGCTTACCGTCACCGTCGCCATCCTTCTTGCAGGTGCCATCGGGCCCGCGAACCTCACCGCTTGCGCACTGACCGTCGCCGGGCAAGCATTTGCCATCCGGCGAGCGCACCTGGCCTGCCGGACATTCGTTGTCCTTCTTCTTGCAGGTGCCATCCGCCTGCGAGGCCATGCCGTCCGGGCACGGCTCAGGCGCACACTGGCCTAGAGAATTGGGATTCTTGCCACCCTCGCATTGCGGCTTCGGCGGCTCGCAAACGCTGAGCGCTACGTTCCAGTAATAGCCAGCATTGGCATTCGAGGGAGACTCACAGTTCTTCTTCTCATCAGTAGGGCAAACAGCGCCTGTCGGCGACCATGTGAAGGAAGAATCGGCGTTCTTGTTCCAGATGCCGTCGCACCCGTTGCGACAACCCAAGCTGCCACTTCGAGCAGAGCCGCCAAGGCTGGACCACGGCCCCTGCCCCGTATATTCCGACTGATTCTCGCAACTGTCCTTCAAGAGCGCGCCGTACATGTAAGTATCGCCGTCGCGGATACATACGCCATTGACGCCTGATTCGGCGCGCACACATGAGTAGATGATCTGCAAGGAATCCTTCGAGCGCTTGCAGGCGTAGCTCGGTGGATCGGGCTGACCGTTGAAGGCTGCCTCTGACGCAGAGCGATTCGCCTCGCACCGTGCAGCCGCTTCGCCCTCACTGGGCAGAAGAACAAACGACGCGGCGTAGGCATTGAACGAAAGCAGCCCAAACAGCATGCCGATGGCGAGCAATGAAGCGCCGGAAGTGCACACGGATCGCAACAGTCGAAGCATCAGCTGAAATCCACAAAGATGATCGCGCAGGCCACCAGCCATGCGCCGAGCCAGATCCACCCTTCCATCCCAAGCCCCCTGCCCTGTCCAGGGCGTTGAAAGACCGGGGGGAGGGAGTCGGCCCTGCCCCCCGGTTGCCGTTACATCGCGCGGCGCACCCACTTGTAGACCTTGATGCCGACCAGCACGGTCAGCACGGCACCGCCAATGGCGGCGATGGGAGCAGCAGCGCCCTGAATCGCCGTCACCACGTTGCCCACGTCGACGCCACCACCGCCGCCCGAAGCGAATGCCGGCGCCGAGGCCAGCGCAGCGGTACCAACAGCCGCCAGTGCGGCACCCTTGCCCTTCAGGGCGTTGAACATCTTGTGCATGTGTCCTCCTAGGACTGTTCGATTTTCTTGCGGATGAGCCGGAACACGTACGCCAAGGCCCACAAGAGCGCGATCTTTGCTCCGATGGCCTGAGCATCCTCAATCGGCAGTTCCGGCAGCAGCGCCGGTTGAGGAATCCAGATCACAGCCGTGCAGGTTCCCGTGGCCGTGTCCAGATCGGCTTCGCGGCACGCGGGGATCAGCACGGCCATGGCTTACGGCTTCGCCTGGACGGCTGCGGCCTTCGCCTGCAGCGGAACGAGGTCCACGTAACGCTTCAGGATCAGGTCGCCGTAGTCGCTCAGGCCGAACGACTGCGGGTCGATGTCGTACTCGCCCGGCGGATACGGCGGGCGTTGCCCGAGGCCGACACGGAAAGGCAGCTCGAAACCGTTACCCAGGTCGAGGCCTGCGGTCTGCGAACGATTGATGGTGTTGGATTTGGCGTTGTGCCGTTCTTCGACGGCGGCGGACTTTACGCGGCAGATGGGCATAGTTCTTCCCTCACGAAACGATGGAGTGCGTCACCCTTGGCGATACCGCGAAAGCGTCCGGGGTGACCGTCACGGACGATGCGGGCCTCGCAGAAGTCGGACCATGAATCTCCGAACGCTCCGCGCAGAACACTGAGGGCCGGGCCGACCTGACGCTCCATCCAGAGCACCATCGCCTCGGCAGATACTTCGACATGCTTGCGGATCGTGCGCAGCCGCGTGCACACGCCCTTGATCAGATCGTGCAGGGCGCTGTACGAACCGCGCAGGTACGCGCCCGGGTTCAACAGCACGTACAGCGGGATTTCCATGTGCTTGCCG